ACGAAACGCCACCGCCGGGCGCAGAATAGCCGATACGGGGCAGGTCGCGCCGCCACAAGTTGACAAGGCAGGCGCTTGGGAGGGTGTCCGCACATGCTGGATACGCCGAAAAGCGCTCTTATGCAATTAATAGTTTATAGCACGGCGACAGTGGAAAAGACAATTTCTTGAATTTAAACAGAAAAACCCCCTGACGCTAATCAGAGGGCTTTCCAGAGGATCAAGGAAATATGGAGTTCAAATGTCTAAACTCATCGAATGGAAATTATGGCAAAACCATTCGACATAGTTATTTATCAAAGTCTTGATGCCGACATTTATGCGGTATAGCTAATCATCTGCGGAGATTAGGGACATACCCCCGGCTGATATGTTACCCATTAGACCGGTCGCTGATCTCCGCAATCACCTGCGCTACCGGAACAAGCCGGGTAAATGCCTGAACAAACCAAACCATAAAGCGTTCGCCATAAGCCAAAACAAAACAGCCCCTGTCAGAATGAATAGGCTCGGATTGTTCTTTGCAGGCGGAAAAACCGCGACGATTAGGTTTCTAAAATAACCATCAAACTTCATTCGTTTATTCCCAATCTAAATGCACCCATTTCATACAAACCGTCAAAGTTTCTGATGTCGTATTCACCGATACCTTCAATGGTAAATTTCTTTGTCTTCACGAAGCCTTTTTGCTGTTTCTTAGGAATGATCAACCGTATGGTTTGATTTATACCCGACCTTTTGAATTCCTCGAACCTCGTACCGTTGGGCAGCGTAACCTTCAGCATTCGGGCTTCTTCGAGTTGCTTTTTTGATGCCGGGAATTGAACCCACATATCGCCATCGACATCAAACTGGATTGCAACAGCACGATTGTTTCGTGCAACGCAGGAATAGGCATTACACACGCCTTGCCAATTGCCGTAGGAAACAGGGGAATCCTCATTCGGATCTGCGTTAGCGGTATTATATGAAAACACGACACCGGCGATGATCGCAGCGTATGCAAAGCGTTTAGACATCAATCGAAACCATAGAATTGGACAGATGGTCCGATCATTCTGCATTCACGTTTAAATTGAATGAATAGAGCAACTCCACTTTTCGGCAATCGATTTTTAAATAACTGCCGGTATCCCTAGGTGTGAAACACGGGCAGGGGCAAAATGCAGCTATATTACTTCACGTCACAAAAGTACGGGCTGGCAGCCATTCGCGATAAGCGATTGAAAATTTCGAAATTCTCCGAATTGAACGATCCAGCCGATCACTTAGGCATTTTTGTTAGCGGCGCAGAAGACAGAAAAGCACTACGCCAGCAAAGGCAGAGATTTGATAGTGGTGGTGGCATTCTCTGTATGTCCTTCGACTGGCGTGAACCGCTTTTATGGGGTCATTACGCGGACAACTATAAAGGGATGTGTCTTATATTCGAGGTCGATGATCAATGGTGGTTTGATGTCGAATACGTAACCGAACGCCCCTCCCTTAAAGAGTTTGGGAAAGAACGCTTCGAGGATCTGGAGCGGGTCGATTTGTTTTTTCTCGGACTCAAGAAATTCGTAAACTGGAAATATGAACGGGAATTTAGACGGTTTTGTCCATTCGAAATTGACGACTATGATTTCGTAGAAAATATGCATTTCAAGAAGTTTGATGATGCTATGAAACTGAAGGGCGCGCTGTTCGGTTTCCGTAGTACTGTCAATCAAGCGCAGATAGAAGGAATATATAAATCTAATCCCGATATCAGATTGGCTTACACACGATTTTCTGAAAAATATTATCGCGTCATCTACGATGTTACGCGCAATTTTGCTGACTTGAAGGGTAAACGCAAACTCAAACTAGAATCTCTTAAAGTGCCGTCATATCAAGACCTGATCGACAATCTCGGCTTACAAAAAAAACGATAAAAAAATTATCGGACAACCAGATAAAAATAAAACACTCCCATAAGGGGGGCTCGTCCAAATTCTCCCCCGCAAATCCCCACACAAGCCCACACAAAGCCTTCAGGACGATCCTGCTACCCGCGTAGCCAAAACGCTTATCAAGCCTGTGTGCGGGACAGTGTCCGGGAGACTTGCATAGCGGTCCAGGTATTGCCTCGGATGGTTTTATGACCGGCTTCGTTAAGCGCTTTTGCAAGGGCGTTGAAAGATAGGTTTCCATAGTCCGGGATTGATTGGATCAACGTCATTGCACGGTCGGTAGAGGCTTCTCCTCGTGCATATGATACAGCTCTATTATCGTCACGAGCGCCACCTAATAGCGTTCCACGTTCCTTTGCGGCTTTCAAAGCGGCCCTTGTCCTAATCGATATGGCGCGAGCTTCCTCTTCCGCGAAAACGGCCATCATTTGCAACATCATTCGATTAGCCGAAGGCATATCTACGGCCTGAATTTCAACGCCAGACTCAAGCAAATTCGCAATGAAAGCGACGTTACGAGCCAACCTATCGAGTTTTGCAATCAATAGAACGGCACCGATGGATTTAGCGTGTTCCAGAGCCTTTGCTAATGCTGGCCTATCGTTTCGTTTGCCAGACTCTACCTCGGTGTATTCCGCCGCGATATCCGTAGCATTCACAAAGGCCAAAACCGACGCACGTTGAGCATCCAAGCCAAGACCGGACATTCCCTGACGTTGGGTCGATACACGATAATAGGCGACATATTGAACCATAGGAATATCGTCTCCATTGTTGAAAACAGACTATAACATTCCAACGGTGGTCGCAATGTTAAACCATTGAAAATGAAGAATAAATTTCATTTTCAGCAAAGTTGAGAGTTGACTTCAGAGCCGAGATCGACTAAAATCGATGGGTTGCGAATCTCGAAAATTAAATTGAAATTATTGCGTGGATTCATAGGTCGCATCCACAAGTCTCATTAAAAACAGCAAGTCTTCATCCAAATACACAAGTATCCATTTAAAACATTCGAGGTATTCAAAAATGACACTTAAAACATTCTGGGTTTACGGCGACCACGCCGGTGTAAAGTATCCAGTACACAATTTTCCAACCCGTGCCGAAGCCGAACAATATGCATCAGAGTATGCCCGCGAAAAACCGGATGAATATCAGGAAATCACTATCGAAGAAGGTGAAAAGGATAAGCCCGCTTACTAAGTGTCGTGGTCTACCCCTAACAACAAAAAAGCCCCCGTTAGGAGGCTTTTGCTCGTTTCGAGAATTCGTAGATGATATAATCATCGGGATCTAACATTGGATTGTCTTTTAGGAAATCCGCTACGAATTCCGAAGCGTCGTCTATATTATCGTATCCACCTATGACTTCGGCCTCAATTTCACGATACGATACAACAATGTATTTTTTCATCTAGTTATCCTTCTTCTCTTACCCTTACATAAAAGCCACGTTCTTTCAGATTAGCGACAATTACATCTCGAAGAACAGGATCGCTTGTGCGCGTTCCCGATTCAATTAATTGCTGGACTGCATTGTTATACGCGATTATCAAATACGACATAATCAACCTCCATTTCGGTGATTATTCATCGCTCTGATGTCGTCATCAGTCCACTCCGTTTGCAGGAGTTCCAACATTCATTATTCGATATCATATTCCTCTTCGTGTTCCACATATGCATTCTTGGCGCAGTTGATAAGATCGTGATATTGATAAAATTCAGTCGAATTATTACTGTTTTTCTCACGTTTTATTCGAAACTCTTGCCGAAGAATATGGTAGAGATATTCTTCCATAGGGGACCCGCTGGAATTACGCCGCGATTGAATGTTTTGGTAAGCCTGATGAATTTGACTGCTCTTTATTCCATCTATTTCCAAAATTATATTGTAATAAGAGAGTGTACCTGTGTTTGTCTCAGTAGACCAATTTCCTCCAAAACGTTTGGTTTTTTCGTGGAGACGGGAACTATCTGAAGGTTCTAGATCACCCTCTGAAATGAAATCGCAGATGAGGCAATACAGGTAGACGATTTCGAGTGGGAAGCGATCATCTGCCGCGTTGGTTATGTCTGTCAGGATCAGTATGGATTGCTTCGCCTGTCTTACAGTGAGGCCGAATTTGCGCGACGTGGTATCAAAAAAATCAGCGTAGTTATCAAATGACGTTTCGCGAAATGGTGATGTCCATCTGTCAAGGTCGACATCATTGTCCCTAAGCAAGTTGACAATGATGCGACTTCTCGGTGGAGTCGGCAACCTGTATGTTCGATGAAAGAAGCGCTGCAGATACTGTTTGCTGTCAAATTCGGAGCCATAAACAGCCTTGATGGAATGGCTAAGTGACGTGGTGTCGGTAGCGATAACGAAAGACAAATTCGGAATATCGAAAAGGTGTTTGATGCGTTCTAGCATCTGAATTGCATAGGTAGGTCTGCATCGATCCAATTCATCGATGAAAACATACATTGGCAGTTTCATTCCGTATTCGCCCGCCAGAAGCTGCAATAGGGATGTTAGATTACTCCTAAAACTCTCGAGACTGGCCTTAGTTTCTGCAAAGTCATCCAAGCGCTTCTTGATGTAAGAGGTGATGATTTTATCCGACACCTCAACGATTTGCTTTTCCGCATCCGCTACTGCGCCTTTCGCTTCTTCCGCGATAGGTTCCGGCGTGTACTGTTCGATGATTTCGATCATCTCGTCTGCGCCTTCGGCAACGACATATCGGCTAGCGCGTTTGGCGGCACCTTTTAGACCGGACCAAAGTAATTTTCCCGCGTTTTTCTGAACGGCCTTTATCGTACGACGAACTTTGTTCTTTCCCGCTTGCGTTGCGTCCCTCTCCACGATTTCGTTGAAGTATGCGTCCAGTTCGGCCATCACGTAGGTATACGGATCGTCAACATAGTCATATTTCCAAGCGTCAATAGTGATTGCTGGATGACCCTGCCTGCGGACGTCCAGAAACATATTTCGGATGAAATACGACTTGCCTTGGCCCCATTTTGCATCGACGTTGATAACGACGGAACCTTTGGTTTGTGGATGTTTCGAACGGCCTTGAATCAACTTGTACAGATAGACACTGTCTATTTTCCGCTCGAGAAGATCATCGTTCCAAGGAACCATTTCGTTGCTCATATCCAGCCCTACCTAAATCAACTAAAAGTAGGATGCGAAATACTCTTTCGAGTTGCAAGGCTGCGATTTGGATATCCACCGTGATTAGAAATAAAATACCTCCACTTGGGGTGAAATGCTTGTCACCAAGGGATTACGTCTCTGACCGTGCATATCCCGTAACGGTCGGATACGCCCATATATGCTTCCAATAGATCGCTGTCCGACAACTCGCTCGGGTGGTAAAGCGTTACCAGTCCGGTACCCGTTTTTGGATATGCGTAGTCACCCACCTCGATTTGCGCGATGTGATGCGTAGTCAGAGATATACCGCCAAAATCTATATCGATCACCCAAATGCGGTCATCGTGGGCGTGATCAGGGTCTTTGATTTTGATCATTAGCGGCTTCTTCCTTTTGTTTCCTAAGGATATTTAGCCGGTCGTGATAATCTTTTGGCTGTAAGGCATCTATGCCGACAATCGTTGTCAGGTGGTCGAGCACATAAGGCAGGCCGAACTGTCTTTTGTTTTTCTGCTGCTTAATTAGTTTCAGTTCGGTCGGATTGACGAAAAACTGAAAGATATTGGCTGGTTTATTACCTTCTTCAATATCGGTGAGATGCACGTCATAACATTGGTTATTACCCCGTTTTGGCGTTTTCACCGTGCGGAGATAAAGCGGCCTGATATTGGGATGCGGTTGTCTTGTCGCCTTATGATCTTCAAGGTGCGCGATAATGGTTCTTTCGTGAATTTTCCACGCGGTGGCTTGCGTCAGCACGTAGTCCGACATTGTTTTAGAGTTTTCGATCTTAGGCAGGTGCCGGTTATGGAAACTCGCCGGTATTAATACGATGTCGCAATCCCCTCGGTCTTCAAGGAGGTGTTGCGCATAAATGACGCTGCCCGAATGCGTCATAACCTTATCCGTGGCCTTGATATCCCGCTTGACGATTTTGTTCTTGTCGGCGTCCCAAGCCAGCCCTTTGCCCTCTATCGGTGCGTGGCTGGTATGGCGAGAAAATATAGCCATATCACCGAACATTGCCTCCAGAAGCTCGGGTATGATTTCGGGTTTCGAAAGGTAGACCTTCGGTATCACGTAAATTTGGGAATGGTCGTTATCCTGCCAATCCGTCTTGCCTATGATCCGGCGTGTCACAACGCCATCGGTTATGTCGGTATGATGCGTTCCGACCTTCATCGATGCCGGAGCGATTACACGGATATCTTCGTGGTCCTGTTCGGTTAATCCATTAAACCAAACAAGCGCGTAGATATCGTTGAGTTCTCGGATTTTCGGCGCGTTAGAAAGCGCGATGATCTTGTCGGTGATATTGGCAGGCAGAGGGATACGACGACGCATTTTTTTGTGATCCGTTTTTTAACCTCCGCAATCTATCGGTGTATCCGTGAAACGATGGGTTAACGGGCTTCGAAAATGGGCGAAAAAATCGGGAATGGTGAATACTTTATGGGCGATTGTCTGGAGGTGATGAAAGACATCCCGGACGGCTCGGTCGATATGGTGTTGTGCGATCTTCCTTACCAAGTGCTCGACCTGGAATGGGATTCGATTATTGATCCAGAGCAATTGTGGAGCCAGTACAGCCGGATATGCAAGCCGAATGCCGCTATTGTATTAACGGCGCAGCAGCCGTTTACGACGACGCTGATCAACTCTGGGCGCGCGGTCTTTCCGAAGTTTTACGCGCTGGTATGGGACAAACAACGGGCGACGGGTTACGCCAATGCCAAGAAGAAGCCGATGAACGCGCACGAAGACATCCTCGTGTTCTATCGACAGCGGCATACCTACAATCCTGATACCACCGCCCTTGATGAACCGGTCGTGCGTAAAGGCAAGAAGGCAAAGGCTAGTGGCGAGTCGTATATCAGCCGCGACACAATGGATAACGATCACCTAGTTGATGCAGTAGGCTTTCCGACTTCGATTCTGACTACCGATCCCATTGAAATGGCTAAATGGGACTGGATCGATAAGGGCATACATCCGACACGCAAACCCGTGCCTTTGTTTCAGCGGCTTATCAATTGGTATTCTAATCCCGGCGATGTCGTGTTGGACAATACCGCTGGTTCAGGAACTACAGCATTAGCTGCGCAATCAACTGCTCGGAAATGGATATGCATAGAGCAAGACCAACATTACTATGATGTCGGTACGCATTTGGTGAAAGAGTATATTCGCCGCTACCGATAATCATCTGATGTAACGAAAATAAATACACCTGTATTCAATTTTACAGGTGTATTTCAATGGCTATCAATGCAGCCGCATTATCTTTAATTAAGCGTTTTGAAGGTCTCAAAACTACCGCATATTACTGCGCCGCGCACGTACCCACAATCGGATTCGGGCATACCGCGACGGTCAAAGCGTCGGATGTCGGTGTCAAAAAGATCACCGAAGCGCAGGCTGAGAAACTCCTCCAAGACGACCTAAAACGCTTCGAGGCTGACGTATCGAGATTGGTCAAAGTCCCTATCAACGAGAACCAATTCGGCGCTTTGGTGTCCTTTTGTTATAATATTGGAACCGGTGCATTTGCTTCATCGACTCTGTTGAAATTGCTGAATGCTGGTCGCACAAAAGAAGCCGCTGCTCAGTTTGAAAGATGGAATAAGGGTGGTGGTCGTATCCTTGCTGGCCTGACCGCACGTCGTGCTGCTGAAAGAATGCTATTCGACACGCCTATCATCGCCGCTCCGAAGTCTGAGAAGCGACCCACTGCATCAACAAAAAAAGCCCCACGCTAAGGAGGGGCTAGTTTGATGTCGCTGACAGGATAGGTCACTTCTGCCCCAAACGGTACGCCATTGGAAATTTGGCGCTAAATGCTCATTTTTTGGACTTTTGAATAAATACATTTGTGGGCGAGGCAACGTCTACGCATATTCAAAGGATCAAATAAATGGCAATAAAATCACGTAAGATAAAACCACCAGCACCACGTACATCATCCGCTTGGATTGATGATCTTATCAAAGATTATGGATTGGTGGACGGCGAATTATACGATGTCGGTGGGCGAGAGGAATCAACTTTAGATGAGTTGTCGAATCACGCGCTTGTAATCGACTACTCGATTAAATCGACGGGTACTAATCAAGGCAAGCCGTACCTTGATATTCCTGACCGGCGATTGCTAAACAACCTCATCGCCGAGTTGTATATGATATCCACATTGGATGCAGTGGCTGTGTCAGCAGACGAATATGTTTCAAACGTCTGGAGCGTTTTGCAAAAGACAGCGACACCGGTAAATCGAAATGGCAAATCGCAACCGTGGCAGGATTTTTTAAAAGGTCTCCTGCAAGACAAAATAAAGTACAAACGTCGTAATTATAACGGTAAATGGCGGCGATATACGAATGATATTAGTCTCGATCAATTGCTGCATTTAGATAATTTATTCGAGCTTTTAGAGAGCAATTCCGCGTTCAACGGCGTTGATTTCGTGGAGGGTTTTTGATGTCAGATGAGAAGCCCTGTAACGGCTTAATAGCGCAGTTATCAAATCCCGTAAAAGCCGCTGAAAAGGCGATTGAAGAATACGAAGCTGAAGAAGGTGAAAATAAGAAAGCCCCATTTAAGGGGCTTTTGGTCAAGTCTTGATGATGAAATTCAAGGCTATGTTGCGCGGTCTGGATTCCGCGCCACCGCTTGCAGAAAGCCAAATACCGGTGGCCGCCGCCCACGTATTACCGAATGAGAAGACGGCAGGTGGCTGGTCAACAGAAGTTGAACGACCGGTACTACTTTGACCATTCTGGACGCCTCCGTGTACGTGTCCGGGGTCGTTAACACCGTGATTGTGCGACTTGTTGTCCGAGTCTTGATAGGACCCGATTATACGACCGGCATCTAGTCCACGCCCGCTATCGAGACCACGAGGAAATACGCCTCTTAAGTCGGGTAGGTTGAATGTGGTGGAGCCGTTGCCTGCGCCGTATGTCGTTCCAATGACCGCGAACAATGCAGCGTATGTTGTGCGGGATACCGCTGCACCGTTACAAATCAAATATCCCGAAGGCGATGTAGCGGCTGTCCACATTGTCACAGAACCGGTAGGGGTGCTTACTGCTATTGACGCGTTGAGTGCATCTATTGCTGCTTGGAGTCCCGCGACTGTGCTAATCGCCTGAGTGCCTGTACCATTAGAGCGGGCAAGGTAATATGCGCCGTGTTGACCGTCCAAAAGGTCGGCGTCCAGACCCGAACCAGCGCCACCGTTGCCAGCGGTCCAGACAGTGTTGCCATCCATTTTAAGAGACGTTGTTGCTGTGCCAGCAGTTATCGATAGCCTTGTGTTTCCAGTGGTGTTTTCGCGGATAGACCAGTTACCGCCATCTACAACCAAATACCAGTTTTTGTCGCTATTATCGGACTCTTGCATCTGAATGATTGGCGCACCAGAGCGAACAAGAATCTGTCCATTTTGAATAGTCAAACTGCTATCATTCAGATTCAAACCGCCAGCCGAAATAGTTGTTGCCGAGGTGAATGTTTTACCGGTCATAGAGCTTGGAAGACGAGCGTTGTTGACCGTGCCTGTCGTCAAGTTGGTGGCGTTCAAGGCCGTCAAGGCCGCGCCAGAGCCAGTGAAGGCGGTAGCCGTGATTGTGCCGGAATAGTTCGAAAGATTAACTGCCGACTGGAGGATGTAGCGGGTCCCGTCATACAGAAGGTCAACCGGATAACCCGCCCTGATATCGCCTGCTTGCAAAGCCGTACCGTCTACACGGACAATAGCGACGGCACCTGTTCCGTTTAAATTGATCGTGGATGCGCCGGTATTCGTAACGTTTGCGAAGAACGCAATACGTTTGCCTTTGGCGATTTCGAGCGGTGTTGCGAAGGCGATGGCATAGGTGTTGGCGGAGCCACTTGATGCATAGACGGGGTTAGCAGATACATATTCTCGTTTAACTGCGCCTCTTATGCTGCGGATAATAGGGGCGAGTGTAGATGGTTGATAACCACCTTGGACGCCATCAGGTGATGCTGATATATTTCCGCCATCCAATTCGGTCCATTTGTTATTGCTGATATCTACCATTTATTATTCTTCTTATTGGCAATTTGATATCAGTATTTATTGCCGTAAATCCTGCATATAATCTCGTATCGCAATCTTCAGAGATTGGTCCGCAGTCTTATTGTAGATGTTGGTTAGACGCGTGATTGCACCTTTGGTCGTGCCGGTATTCAGGCCAGCCATCCATTGCAACGTTTCCGGCGAAGAAAACAGTTTGTTGGCATAGCGTTTTCCGGCTTTATCTGCCCCGTATTTGAGAACCGGTATAAGTAATGCAGATGGCGATGCAGTCGCAATTGCACCGGCAATGGAGGCGGAATTCACGAAGTTATCGAGTTGGGTGGAGAGGTGGCGAGCGGTATTCGAATGGTTCTTCGTGCCTGCGTATTGGACAAGATTTCGAGATACTTCGACAATCTGCTCCATTGATTTACGGAGCTCGTTTCCGTCTTTAGTCATATAGAGCGCGGTTTTGGTTTCCTTCGGAAGTGAGTCCCAATCAGCGATCAAACGGGCAGGCGAAAAGTTACCTGCGTTATCCCGACCGAGTTTCTGGAAAACACCTGAACCGATCTCTCTAACGGCATCGTCGCCACCTGATACTCGTGCTTGCCGGACTATTTGGGTGATCTTGCTCCCGGCATTTTTGCTACCGGAAATCATCATCTTGTAGGCGGCTTCAGGAACCTGCTTTCGAAGGATTTCATCGGGAATGTTTTGCGAAACAAGATTACCGGGATTTTTGGTACGGGCCGAAAAGTTGTTGGCTTTGCGCATCGCCTGAATGACATCCTCACCACCTTTTTCAGCCGTGGCCGTCATATCGTCGGTCAAAGATTTATAAAGATTGCGGTAAAGTTGGCCTTCCTTAGTCGGCAGATTACGGTCAAAGGCAATATCACCAATAGCCGTTCTGGCTTGTTTCAAGGTGTCGAACGATGCTCCAGCCTGTACGTCTGAAACGATTGCCTCGGCTTGTTTGATCGTGGTTTCGTAAGCCGATCCGGCATTCATTTTCGCGGACTGGCCGAGTTGTTTGTATTCTTCCTTCGTCGTTTTCAGAAACTGAGCCGTGTTCGGTGCATCCGCAGTAATGCCTTGTGTCAGTCGAACTACGTCATCGTAGAGTTCGTTCTGGCGATTTTTTACGATGGATTTGAAATCCTGTGCGCGCTGCTGGAAGGCATCGCCTGCCTCGGCTGCAGATAGATTTCGGCCACCAGTTGTGCGGTCGATCACATCATCAAAACGCTTGCTTACATCATCGTAGATCTCGCCAACGCGATTAGACATTATCGAGTTACCGGACAGACGGGATTGCTCTCGTGTCGCGGCGACGGGACCGGCGATCATACCTGGAGTGGGTTGAACACCGATGTCTTCAAATGCTTGCAGGCGTTGTGCTGCCTTGGCTGCGTCGTCAGCAGGCGTTAAACCACCAATCAATTTCGATGGGCGTACGGCATCAACAGCCTTGCCTATACCGCGAGCCACTGCACCACCGACTATAGTGCCGCCTAATTCGCCTGTCGCGCCGATACCAAAATCCTGTGCGGCGTCGATTACTTGCTCGCCAGTCGTTCGCGTATCCTGATTACCGAAGACTATATTTGCGCCGCGTTGGTATAAATCACGACCGGCTGCATACCCTGTCCCGGCTCCAGCCGCACCGGCTGCAAGCGCACCAGTGGTGGTGCCAACAATAGGGACAACCGATCCTACACCTGCGCCAGCGGCACCTCCAAGAATACCGCCACTGATAGCGCCAGCCGTGCCTACGATTTCAGGTGCGGCATCGCCTACGTCACCCCAACTCGGTACCCACGACTTAACATTGAAAACCATTGCCCTGTCGGTTTCAGGATCACGCATAACGTATTGATCTGTGCCAACCGGCTGCGCATCAGGATAATATTTACGGAGGGCTGTCAGGCGGTCTTCTGGTTTCGATAGTGCCCCGATTTCGAAGCGCACCGAAGTGGGTACTTCTAATTCAACATCCGAAACATTGATGGGTGTTTGGTCGTCATAATAGACGATATCACCTTCTTGTTTTGTCCAAGGCGATACTGATGCGGCGCTCGCTGGATCATATCCCGGCACATACTCGTAATCATCGGGATTGAGACCTTGGTCAATCAGTAGCTGTCTATCGGCTTCGGCCAAAGTACTGTTATGGGGAGCAGTCGAGGTGTCGCCAAACATTACCGATTTAATTTCTTTTTTCTTCTTATTCTCGGCCATCTAAAAAATCTCAAATTATGCTCGGCGTGTAAATCCGCCAAAACCTGCCATCCCCCCACGTCGTTTGCGTAGTTCGTCGTCATCTGTATTTACGAGGGAGTCGGCAAACTGGATTTGAACCGGTGCTGATCCACCAGCGCGGCCACCTTGTAGAGGCGCGACAGTCGACGTTTTATCGCCTGCAGCAAATGCTTGCGCAAATCCGGCCAAACCATCCACGACGCTATCTTTCCCGTCGAGGTCGAAGCCCCACAGTTGCCGTGTGCCGTCCTTGTCGGTGGTGACGCCAATGGCATCATCAATATCGTTACGGATACCTCGGCCAAATCCTGCAATACCCGTTAGTTTATCGCCGTCTTTATCGAGCATACGTGGGTCGATATTTGGATCAGTAGGAGCAGGGGTGGTTGTTGTAGCAGGTGCTGGTAGCGGCGTTGCCGTGTTTGCCGGTTTGTACGAAGCAACTATCTGTGCTCCATCATCGCCACCAAATGTACGTGCAGCATCGGCTGCATATCGTTCGCGATTGTTATATCCGTGGCCAGCCGTGGGGTTATCCCATTTAAAATCTTGCGGGCGCTCGTAGGAAATCATTGCGCGTGTGGCCGAAGGGATATCCGTCGCGTTGCGAAGTAAATCACCTGATCGCTTCTCTGCGCCATTTAACTCGTGGTGAATGAAATCAAGTTGCGTATCCAGACTGTACACATCACGATCACTTGCTTTTGCAAACCGATGTAAGTTTTGAGCGCGATCCTGATTCCACTGGCCGATACCGATAGAGTCGCTTCCGTCTCGACCATCACCACGATTACGTGCGCCGGTATTAAGGCTGGATTCCTGCATCAAATTACCGACGATACCTGCTGCTTGTGAGTCGGAATATCCGTACTTTTGTTTCAAATAATTGTACGCATATTGTGCGTTCTGGTTCTTCGCTATCGCCATAACCGATTACCCCCTAGGCCTTAGATGCGCAGGAAGTTGGCGCTGTCTGGATAACGGCATATTGGATTGAGGGCGATTGCCGTTGTCGCCAAATACGTTATTCGAAATATCGTCAGCCGATAGATAGTTTCCTCGGAAACCCTTTAATGTCCCGTTCTGATCGAAATAATTAAGTTTATTGATGTTTTGCTGACTGTTCGATTTGAGCATTTCTGCAAGTGCTCTAACGCGCTTGACGTTCTCATCAACCGGCAAATTAGGGTTGAAGGCGCGGGCCATAATCATTTCGCCCTCTTTTTCGGTAAACTGTGCACCAAGAACCTGACGCAACGTACCCTGCACAACTTCGTAGGTCTTTTCTCGGGCGATTGTACCGTCAGTGTTGATGTAAGGTTTTAGGAAAGCAGGAGCGTTTTCGAGGACGATGTTGCCGGATGCATTCGGTGTCGTCTCGAGGATTCGGATTGTTTCATCAAGCTGCGCAATTTGAACCTGATTACGGTTATAATCGTTCGCAGTTGTTTCGTAATTTTTGCCGAATTCCTCGTCGCGCTTCTCCTCGCCCTTTGTTAGCTCGGGCATTCCACCTGCGCCACCGGCTCGCTTCTTGTCATCAATACGAAGCGTATTAATGACGGACTGATCGGTCACAACATTACCTGATGTATCAAGCATTGCTGTACGACCGGTCGCGGGATCGAATACCTGCGTATACAGCGCACCTTCAGGCGAATAATATGTTTCGCCTTTTTGATAATTGACTGGTTTAACGTTTGTGCCGAGCAGTTCTTGTGCTGCCTTGAATTCACCAATACCTGCGTAAAGGCTGGCAACTTGCTGTTTTTGTGTAGATGACAGACCATTAGGACCGGCATCCTGATAGATGCGGGCGATTTGGGCCTGTACCGACTTCGACTTCTCGCCTTCAGCAAGTGCGATTTCATTCGCACGTCGCTTCTGATCGATGAGAGTGCGGTCCTGCGCCGCCTTATCATAATCATCGCCCGCCTTGGCATAGGCCCCAACACCTTTGCCAAGGGCCTCTGCCCAATCCGGTGTACCTGCACCAAGGATAGCGCCACCGGCCCGCAACATACCGTTGCTCCAACGCTTGCGATCTTCTTGATCCTGCAGGCCGAGAAAATCCCAAAAAGCATTAGACTTGGATTCTGGTTTTACCGAAGGTGTTTGTGACGGGTCGGAATAGGTCTCGCCAGTCAGGACGTAAGCCATAGGCGACGGAGTAGGGTCAACCTGCTCATCTTCGACTACGAGGATAGGATCGGACGTGAGGTGGGCCTTTCTATCCTCAACATATCGTGCAGGCTGGTCGGTTCGATATTGAGCTGACGAAGGACCTGCAGCGACGTTCTGGCGACCTATTTCGATAGCGGAAGCGGTGTTCGTTCGTGCCTGATCCTGCTGCTTGCGATATTGATCTGCAGCATATGCATCATCGATATAACCGGCCTGTTGTGCTTCGAGATTGGCCAAGCGTTGCGCTTCGATCAATCGCTGACGTTCAGCGGCTTCGGCTTCTTCGCGTTCTCGTTTTCTTCGTTCATCGGCTGATAGGGTGCCGTTGAATGTCCGGTCGGCCCGGTCGCTTAGCCAATCCCATACTGATGCCATTAATTTATGCTCACATTATTATTATTGTTAGTATTTAGATCGCTAAACGCTGACGGATGGACCCACTTGTAGCCGTCAATTTCGGCAACGAGGTCAGGCCTGATTTCTTCAATTTCTTGCGCCATTGGGCCAACATAGATTTCGTCATCATCGATGTAATTGTATTGGTACATATCCCAACCGTTCGGGCTTTTACCGATGCGGATGATGTTTTCCTTGGTACGTCGATCCGATAAGAAACCTGCGAATAATGATCCAAGACCAAGAATATTGGACATTGCAGAGTTGCCGGGTTGCGTCGTTTGCGAGGACTGGCTGTTGTATCCACCGCCGTTGAGAATATTCGCAAAATTGCTCAACTGGATAAGCGGGCCTTGCTGCTGTGCATCCCACTGCGCGATCTGGCCGTTTAGGATTTGCTGATTATATGCATCCTTAGCTCCACCAATCTGGCCGATTGTTTCAGCAGGGAGGAGGCTATTTTGATAGATATTACCGGCACCTTGTGCCGCTTGTAGCTGCGTATTTGCTGCGTTCTGACTTGCTGATGTACCTGCATTAGCCGCATTAAGTGCAAGATTTGCATTGTTCAGGTTGTTCGAAACGCCCTGATTATATGCGTTGGATTGCTGGCCGAGTAACGACGATAAGTTGCTAATCGACTGCTGATAATTATTGCCAAGACCTTGTGCACCCGCCATCTGCGTATTTGCATTTTGCGCGTATGCATTACCGAGGTTATTAGCTGCCGATATCTGATTATTGATGCCTTGATTATGGTTGTTCGACAACTGATTATTGGCCTGCAACATCGAATTAACGTCGGTGTTGTACTGGTTGGCATACATATCGGTGGCAACTTTGGCCATCTGGTTTGCGGCGGTATCAGTTGCGCTATTAATCTGCGAAGCAAACGCGCCTGAGCCATTTCGACCAAGTGCAGCGGCCTGTCCCGATAGAGTGGGTAGGGTGCTGTTCTTGAGCATATCCGCGATGGACTGCTGATTAGATGCAATCGACTGCTGCAAATACGGGTTATTACCGATGTTCGCACCGGATGCCGTTGCAGCAAGGTTAGTATCCGTAGGGTTTGCACCCTGCGCCGCTCCAAAAACGGATTGCGATGCACCCACGCCGGGATTGTTACCGTTGGCTATGTTGTTGTAGATATTGTTGGTCGGGTTTTGGCCGTTCTGAACCTGTCCGATCAGCGATGCCAGACCACCTGCCGATGGGTCTGCACCTAGATTAAGGCCACCCATCAAGTTGCTATATGTCTGATTTGCTTGCTGGTTGGCACCGCCGGTCTGGATCAGGTTGTTTGTCGCGGTCGCGGCATTACCCAACATTGCATTGTTGGTGGCGTTGTTCGCAACGTTCGACGCCATCCGCTGCGCTTGAGTTGTCTCGGTAGATTGGCCCGCCACGGTCGGACCTTGCCATACCTGCGGTTTACCTTGTTGGAGCGCCGTATCGTATTGTGCGTATACCGATTGTAGGTACGGTTTTGCGCCAGACCACGGCTCAGTCTGCGTGGTCTGCGTCGTCGTCTTGGGTGATGAAGCCATCGAAAAATCTCTTGAGCAGGTAGACCCTGCCTTCTTGTTGTTTTGTAGTATTTATAGAGAATCCGAGCGGAGCCAGAACGCGTATCCATCCTTTTCTCCCAATCAAACAGATGCCGATAGCGCCGTGGGATTTTGCCCACTCAGCGATGGCCGAATTGCCCGCTAGGATGTCGGAAAGATCACCGGATGCGATGCGCACAAGGCACCAACGACTACCGTTCGTAAGATCAATAATGATCTGGACTATCGCGATGGAGTCATTATGGACCCACATCAGGGCTTCACGACTATCGAGTAATTTCAGGATTTCGGTTTCGGTTGTGTCGTCATTTGCGATATCAATCACGTGCAGGATTTTGTCGCGGAATATACCGTAGGTTTCGATTGCGTCTTCTGCTGTATCAACGCGGCGGATCATCAACGCACTCCGCATAGCTGATAATCAAAAACGCCAGTACCGGTTACGACAACTGACGCGGAACCTTCTGAAACTGATGATACGTAGTATGTTGCACTGGATGCTGCTGCATTACGTGGTGATAATACGATAACGGTTCCGCTGAAAATCTTAGGATTTTGAATCGTTATGGTGCCTGATGCGGCTACAGTAATTGATCCTGAAACATCGGATACCTGTCGTATCGTCTGGTTGATAATGGACCGCAGATTGCTCTTGTCATCGATATTGGAAATGGGATTAATGGTCGTCATCAGCGACCTCCCGCAGCTACCGCGTCCACTTGTATGGCGGATATTTTGTTCCAATTTCCAGAAACCGTTACACGGATCGAATGGTAGCGTGCCTGTGATCGGACATATGCGTAACCGGTAGCGACGGTTGTAGGGTAGGCGCTACTCCAGTTGAGGCCCTCATTTGGCAGTTGCTTACTACCAATCGTAATTTGTGCTGTACCGTCCGATTGATAGACCGGCCTTACAGCCGTTATTGTAGCGCGGTCGTGCTTGGCGTCTTCAAGACTTGCTGAAACCTGCATTTCAGCGGTTTCTATGGTCGCGGTCATTACAGGACCGCTCAGAGTGTAGACCTTGCCGGAAACGTCTAGGCCCCAAACAACTTCGTTGCCGCCGCTCCAAATGTTGGAATCGAATGAGGCTGGTACATTGTCAATCGAGCCGTACGCATTGAGACCGTCAATTGTCCAAGGCAGAGATTGTGATTGGTAAAGATATGCAGATCGAGCGTCGGCCTGTGACCATTCGCCGGTCACGTAATTGTAGATGATGCTCTTGTCTGGTTGCGAGTTCGTCGCGGCTTTGCTCGCGTATGTCCATATGATCAACGGCTCGGTGGGATCGGCCACGACAGTCATCAAATGCCAAGCGGATGTATCGGCGTCATCGCTAAAATGCCGGTCTACCTTGCCCGCGCCAATCGGTGAAATCTGACCTGATCGGAAGGAGTAGAAGCCGTCGCCTGCGTAAAAATAGGTGATGCCATCAACTGTAATAATGGATGATGGTACAGAGCAACCACGACCTTCAACGACCGTCGAAAATTCGAAAATCCACGGCGTCCCGATATAGTGTTGCCGCACAATGGCGTTCTCGCAAAATATCCAGATGTCTTCATCTGCGACGAGGCCGGTCACCGCGCCGACGTTTCGCAAGTCCTGATAGTCGGACTGAGTGGCTTGGCTAAAACTCCAATCAAATGGATTATTAATGGCGCTCCATCTAACCCGGCTCGGCTGTGCTCCATCGAAAGCATCCATCGTATTTGCGACGACGACAAAGCCCCGATGGGAGACGATATACCGGGCGCGAACGAGTGTCGTTAAATCGGCAAAATTGCCGTTGTCGTCCATATTAATGTACTGGATGTTATCACTGTAGTTTGTCGTGATGATCGAGGCAGAATACTGGATCGCATTCCACCGCTCCTGCTCAGTCGTTGTGTAGCCAGCAGGACGAGATTTATTCAGCCAAGTGTTGGTCGCTGGATCGAAGAGATTTAGTCGCGCCGATGTACCGCAGTACACGCGGGCATTACCGAGACTATCGGCTCCTATCATTAATCCACGAGCGGGGGTATCGAGCGCAGTAGATGCGTATAACGCAGCCGCTTTTAGTGGGAGATACGTGACGGTGCCTTGTGCATTACCCATCGACGGTGCGACATTATTCGCCGTTTTCAAGCCGGGATTGCTGATGTCCGCAGCGTCAGGTCGCCAGTGCGGTAAAGGTATATCTATTACCACTGCGTCACCTCTCGCTGGATTGGATTGGTAACAGTCGTGCCTTGCTTGTGGTCTTCAAGAAGTGCGTTAATGGCTTCCATCATCGAGGCTTTGGCGTCGGCTTCGGCCTCTGCATCCTTTGCCCATTTGTAAAGTCGGGACAGGACGCCGTAGAGATATACGGACGGATAGTAGGTCAACAACCAGTTGCTATTAGCGGTCGATGTAAGGGCAGGGACACGCGCATAATATGCGACAGTCGCTTTGCTCATCGGATTGACCGACCGGAAATTTAATTGATTGCCGGATTGATAATAGGTGATCTGGTCGGGATAAATTGCGTTATCGAAAATACCGACCGGAGTGGGCGTAATTCCATCAACCGCGATTGCGCGTGTTTTGATGTGGTCATTTGGCAGTGCGATAACACCGCTGCTATTGATGTTGATTGTGGCTTCGGTTTCTGCACGATAATGGATGAGGTATGGAGAAATATCGGATTCAGCCAATCGAATGAACAAATCAATCGGAGCATCTGATCTGAGCGAATAATCTTGCACTGCGGTGACGAGTTGCTGGTAGGTGCCGATCATCAGAGCACCAAATTATTTGTGCGAAGTTTAGCAAATTGCGCATCATTTAGACGGCGATTGAGGTATTCCTCATCATCAACAATTCCTTCGTCAGCCCATTGATAATACAGTCCTTCGGGTATATTTGCGACTTGAACGATTTCACCAAGTTTCTGGTTTCGCGAAAAATCCGCTGCTAACTCTGCATTTCGTTTGAGGACTGCGGCAACATTCTTCCACTCGGTACGGACGTATATTTCATCGCCACACCGTGTGAATGTTACTCGTTTGTCGTTGTCATCACACCAAACGAGAGTTTCTCGGCCAACTACGTTACCAATGGGAGGTGCGGTGTATCTTCGATCCATATAAAATACCGTTATTATTATTATTGTTATTGGTATTTATCGATGCACGAAAAAAGGCGGGTATTACCCCGCCTAAGTTTGTAATCTAATTTTGTTTTGTTGATTATGCAGCCGTTACGTCTGCAATCTTGCCATTGCCCTTCTCGTTGTAACACGCAAGAGTCAATTCGGTCAGTAACTGCCAACGTTCGGAGTCACCGGTCTTAGCAAGCGGTGTTGCAGTGAGTTTACGTAGTTCCGCAACTTTCCAGAGGCTCGGATCGTAAGCGATAACGGTCGTTTCGGTCATAAAAGAGTTCGACAAGACCTTGAAAGTACCGTGGGGCGAAACATAGACACCAACATCGTTGTAGATGGTGCCTTCTTTGTTCGCGACCTGATATTTGTCGGCGTTACCGGAAAACTTTGCAAAGGCCGTCTTGAGACCGTGCGGCACCATTACGTTACGCGC